AAGAGCAAGCCGACAAGAATGACTACAAGAACAAGTACGAAGAAGCCGCCAAAGAGCTAGAGCGGCTGAAGAAAGGCAAGTCCGTGAAGCAGTTACATGCCGAGGACGAAAACCAGAAAGCACTCGCTGACAAGGACAAACAGATCAAAGAACTGCAATCCAAAATTCAACGGTCAGAAACGCTCAAGCAAGTTGACGGTATTTTTAAAGATGCTGGTTTAAGCGTTGGCGATGACGTGCTAGGTCTTGTAGTCACCGATGACAACGAAGCCACTGTTGCTAATGCTAAGGCAATCATTAATCTGGTGAACAAGTCCTATGAAGAAGGCCGCAAGACTATCCTCAAAGGCAAAACGCCACGAGTTCATACAGGCAAATCCATTAGCACAAAAGACCCACGGCGAATGTCCTTGATGGACAGAGTGAAGCTGCAGAAAGAAGACCCTGAAGAATATCGGGAGCTTTTCCGCAGCTAGAAAGGAAACATAAAAGATGGCAGACTACATCTCAAAAGAAGATTTAATCAATCCCGAAGTTATGGCACCAATGGTAGAAAACACTTACCAAGACGCCATGCGTTTCATGCCGCTGGCAGACGTTGACCGTACACTGGTTGCTAAGCCAGGCGATACTATTACCGTACCAACTTGGACGGGCAAACTGGTAGCACAACCAGTGGGTGAAGGCGAAGAAATTCCATTAGGTAAGCTGGGGCAAGGCAAGACCAAAACCACTGTTCAAAAGTTCGGTGTTGGTACTGAATACTCAGACGAAGCAGACCTGGTTTCACTGGCAAGCAATATTGAAAAAGGCACCCGTGAAGTTGGCATTGCTTTAGCACAATACTCTGACTCGGCTTTGCTGAACGCTGCTTTAGCATTGAAAGACAAGACAGGAGAAGATGGCACTACCAAGCCGTATTTCTTGGAAACTGATGCCACTATCAATGGCTTATGGGACATTCTGGACCACTTCGAAGACCAGAAAGATGGTGGCGCATATACCTTGATTGGTAACAGCAAGGACAAGACTAAGTTCCGTCGTGCGGTGATTGAATATTTAAAGGGCAGTGATGTTGCTGCTAATATCGCCATTTCAGGGGCTACCACTTTGCTGGATGGTGCTTCATTTGCAGCTACTAACAAGCTGCCAGAAGGCACTTTAGTTGTTGCTTATTCCTCAGCTGAAGACATTGCTGCAGTTAAGGAATTAAAGGCGGCGCAAACTGAAGGCACCGTTGTTGACAATAAAATGCTAGACCAGCTTAACACAGGGCGTCCATTTAAATGGTACGTAAAGCGTGACGTACTGATCGAAACCGACCGTGACAAGAGAAAGCAATTGAACTACATCTACGGTACTCAAATCGCAGCGCCTTACGTACAAAACGCTTCCAAGTTGCTGGTCGTCAACTTAAAAAAAGCGTAACCCCATCAACTGATGGGGTAGCTACAGCGTCAGATGCTAAGCCTACATCCGCTAACACCAAAGACGAAATCATGGCTTATTTAACTAGCCACAACATTAGCTTTAGTGCTAGCCAGACCAAGGACCAATTGCTGGCGCTGATTAAGTAAAGCGGGGTGATGCTATGAGCGATCAAAGCGAGCAACTCCAAAAGCTGAAGGTAGCATTAGGTGTCAAGGACAGCGAGCAAGATGAACTCTTGCAGTTGTACCTTGACGATGCTGCCGAATTTTTAAAGCTGCGTTTGTCAATGAAAGATGGCGAAGACTTGTCTGCGCCTATGCTAGCCATTGTGCGTGGTGCCGCCGTTAAGAAGTTTAACCGCTTTAAGAACGAAGGCATGAAATCCTACTCGCAAGATGGCGAAAGCATCACTTTTGACTCGTCAGACTTTGATGAGTGGGCAGATGAGATTGCGCAATGGCGAACAGAAAACGGCAAAGGCAGCAATGCTGGCAAGTTGGTGAACCCGTATGCGTTATGACACACAGGTCAAGTTCTGGGACGACAGCAATAAGCGCTACAATCCAAGAACGCACACATACAGCAGTGCTCAAGCCGTTGAAGTTCGCATGTGCAACGTCACGGATTTAGGCGTTGAGAAGCAAACTAGATTGCTAGGTGACGTTAAGCAGAGCGGCAAAACAATCCGCATGCCAACGCCGCCTGCCAAAGCGTGGACATACTTAACAGTCGGTTCATCGCCAACCATTTATCGGCTGGTGTCAGCTGAAACCGTATCAAAAGGCTATTCGATTGTAGTAGGAGAAGATGCTAATGGGAGTCAAGATTGAAGGGCTGGATAAGCTGGAAGCCGCTATCAACAGCAAAAAGGGCGATGTTCGGCTAGTCAGATCAGCAGTCCGCAAGCATGGGGCTCAGCTGCAAAGTGGAACACAGTCACGCATGGCAGCAGCCTATACGCATGGCTACTCAACTGGTGCCACCTCACGAAGCACAACGGTAGAAATCAGCAATGGCGGTTTGACCGCCACGGTTGCACCACATACGAAATACTTCCCATACCTGGAGTACGGTACTCGTTTCATGAGTGCGATGCCTACGCTTGGACCAGCTTTCAGAGTTGAAGGACCGCTTTTCATTGACGAAGTAAAGAAGATTATTGAACAGTCGAGGTGATTAGATGTCACCAGGACAAGAACTATATGATCGGTTGTACATCTATTCTGAAGACCTGCACTACGACACATACGACCAACTACCAAAGGACGGCACTAGCTATCCGTTCGTGGTGATTGGCGACATTGAGAACATGTTCAGCAATTACAAGACAGAGGTTGGCGGTCGTGTGGCTGTCACGCTTAATGTGTGGGGCACAGAGTTCATGCGAACTGACGTTGACTACATGCTCGAAAAGCTAACCAGCATTAGCACGGTTGCTACCGAGCATTTCAAGTTCACCAACCGATTAAACGAATTACAAAATCAGATAATTTCAGACACGAGTGTTCCTAACACACGGTTGCTCCATGGAGTTAGCACACTCGTTTTTGATTGGACAAAGAAAGGACAAAAATAGATGGCAGTTGCAACAGAAGCACAAGTGCTGCAAGGATTAGACACCCTTGCATATATCCGTTTACTAAAAAACGCTGCTAAGGAACGTGGTCAATTAATCCCGTACCAAACTTCACTGGATTTTGACCCGCAGCGTGACTCAGACAGTACGGCAACCAAGTCAGGAAACGTGGCTACTACTAGCTCACTGGAAACTGATTTGGAAGTTGAGTTCATTAACAACATCTCTAAGGTCTCGGACGACATGTACGACTCCTTGATCAAAAACGAAAAGATTGAAGTTTGGATTGTGTACCGTAAGCGCCGCAACGAGAAGGGTCAATATTTCGCATGGTACATGCGTGGCACCGTTACTGAAGATGAAAGTGACAACGACCCAGACGACAACTCGACTCGTGACGCTACGTTCACCATTGACGGCACGCCACAACGTGGCTGGCTAACTCTGCCAGACGAAGCAGAAGAAGAGCTGGCATACGTATTCCGTGGCTTAGGTGCTATTGATGGCGAACCTAAGAATGACGGTACGGATGGCGAAGGTCAAGAATGGAGCGATAAAGATCGTGGCCAAGGTTCAGGCGATGACCCAGCGAGTAACACCACAGCCTGATACCACACCGTCAAGTAACACAACAAACACAGATCAAACAGAACAAAATAAGTAATCGAAAGGAGCGATGGGGCTAACAACTTCATCGCTCCTTTTTGTGCATAAGGAGAAAAAAATAAATGGAAATCACTGTTAACGGTAAGAAGCACCAATTAGTTTTCGGCGTAGGTTTTGTGCGTAATCTGGACACTCATTACGGTATGGCAAATAAGGCTGGCTTAGGTTTAGGCATGGCTTTCGGCAAAGTTATTCCTGGCATGAAGATTTATGACACGGCAATCTTGTCTGAAGTAATCCAAGCTGCTGCCGAACCGTCAATCAGCTTGAATGAAACCGACCAATATATTGACAACTGCAAAGATGTTGAAAAGCTGTTTAAAGATGTTTGGGAAGAAATGTCTAAGGCTAATGCCGTCAAACTAGCGGTAAAAAAAGTTCAGTAGCGAAAACTAGAAAAACTAGTGAACAGGAATATCACGAGATATTGCTCAATTCACTGGCGTATCTTGGTTTTCACAAAATTTCTGACATTAATCATATGGGTTTGGCTGAGTATCAGTTAAGAATGGAAGCATATCAGCTTCAGCAAGTTGCTGAAATGAAAAAACTCCACATGCAGGCGTTCTTGAACCAGGTCGTTAAATCAACCAAAGGCAAGAGAAATCCGAAACCTGCGTACAAAACATTTAACCAATTTTTCAACGAAGAAGAAGTGATTGATCAAGTGCGTTCAGCTTTTGAGCCTGACTACAAGCCGCAATCGCAAATTACTCGCGAAAAAGAACAGCAACGCATTTTTGCTAAGAGATTAGCTGAGTTCCATAGACTGAAAAAAGAAGGCAAAATTATTCCATTTAAAGCTAGAAAAGAAAGGAGGTAAAAAATGGCAGATCACACCGTTAGAGCCGTGCTGACAGCCGTCGACCAAGGATTTACCGCTGGCTTGGCAAGAGCTGCCGCAGCCGCAAAAAGCTTTGGCTCGTCCACTGCCAATATTGGTTCAAGAGTCGGCAATAGTATGGTTTCGGCAGGAAACTCCATTCAGAACTTTGGCAATAAAGCTCAACAGCATTTATCAGGAATTGGCAAAGGTATGATGGCGGCGGGAGCGGCAACCACAGCTTTTGGCGTTTCATCGCTAAAGTCGTTTGGCGATTATGAGCAATCACTGAACACCGCTGCCGTCGTTGCTGGCGGTACTTCCAAGGATATTGAAGGACTTTCTAATGTTGCCTTAAAGATGGGCGAAGACTTGCCACTATCAGCGCAGGCCGCATCTGACGCAATGATTGAAATGGCTCGTAATGGCGCTAGCATCGGTGAAATCAAGAAGCAGTTCCCAGCAATCGCCAAAGCCGCAACCGCTGCTGGTTCTGATTTGCAAGCTACTGCGGGCACTGTTCAAGTTGCTATGAACGTGTGGGGCAATTCATTAAAGTCCCCAGAACAGGCGGCAGAATACCTGGTTCAGGCAGCCAACTTGTCAAACGCCTCTGTCGAAGATATGAACCAAGCAATTGCCAACATCGGACCAACATCAAACATGGCTGGCTACGGCATGCGAGATATGGTCAGCGCTATTGGCTTGCTGACTAACAAAGGCATGACAGCGGCTCAAGCATCACAAGACCTTAACTTTGGCTTGTTACGATTGATTTCTCCTTCAAAACAAGTTGCTGGAGAGATGCAGAAACTTGGCATAGCGGTTCGAGACCAGCAAGGCAATATGCGGTCGCTTCCTGATATTTTGCAACAAGTGGCTACCAAGACGCAGGGACTGAGTCAGGCACAAAGAGACGCTGCTCTCAAAACTTTGTTTGGAA